TCCTTCCACATCAAACTGTATAGGGTTGGATGCAGGTATCTCCATATCGTAGGTTGACGCAACTGCCTTACTGAAATCAATATAAGCGTCTGGTTTTAAGTCGGCTGGATAGCTACCTCTTCGTAACAGAGAGACTTCGTAGTCAGTTAGTTTTCTATTCCAGTATGCGAGCCAGTAGATTCTGCCTTCGTAAAAACGATCAAAAATGAAATCGAAATCGGCTATCTGTATATCCGAGGCCGTTGTAGAATTAACAGGGCCATTGCCATTGGTTATTTGCGTACTGGCCGTATCAACGTTAACTGTGAACTCGCTGCTTGTACCTGGAGTTCCGCTATACTTGAATCTGCCGCAAATAAATGAATCAACTCCAGCAGACAGGCCAGATTGGTACAATATAGTTTGATTGGTATCAGTACCGTCTCTGCTAACTCCCAAACCAATGTCCGCACCGTTCTTGAAAAAAGACCAAGTCCTGTCATTTGTACCATTTCCTAAATGCTTGGCGAATATTCCTTCGACACCTGACACATCTGCTGGACGTATGAACCCGGCGACAGTAAAATCGTTGCTATTCAAGGTTGGGTCAAAAACAGAAGCTTTGGGGTCTGTTCCTGCTAGCCGCAAGGCATCATCTGTACCGTCAAACTCCCAATACGCAGCTGTCGGGTGTTCCACTATTGAGCCCGAATCAATAAACGAGGTCCTGCTCGCTGATGAATCAACTAGTTGCTCTGTTGTGGAAGGAGGGGTACCTGTATGGTAATGCTCAACTCCCCAAAACTCTTGAGCATATTCAGTGTATGAATTCGTCCAAGACCAAACACTGCATCGATGATGATAGTTGTTTATGAAATTGACCGTTGCTGTTCTCGTGGCTGGAATCGGACCCACAGACTCCGACCCAAACAACGAGTCGTCTTCTGTGCCGATGTACCAAAAGCCGTTGTTGTAAATCCTCATGTGCCCGTCGATACTCAACGTCCAGCTCGCGGAAGCATCAGTAGTTCTGTTGCGCCAAACTAAATTTCCGTAGATCATAAGCTGAAAGACACTGGTTGTGTCCGTTCCATCTCCGATGGTCCTGTCGCCATCAATGTAAACCGTATCGCCTGCAAGGATGGTGGCTTGATCGCCGGCTCCAGGAACACCTGCCGGGCTCCATGTAGCTGAATTCCCCCAGTCGCCGCCGCCAGTTCCATTTGAGTCGTATGCAGTCATCGTATCCTCTCTTACTCAACTATCGAAACGTCAAACTCGTCAGCGTACACAACCACGGTTCCTTGGGCAGCAGGTTCGGCGTCATATCCGTTCAGGTCATCCTTTGGATACGCCAGGTTATTGTAACAACTGATCCACGCCATCACTGTGCCTGTGTATCTCGCCGTGAAAGAGATCGAGACTTTTTCCCAAGTATCTATCGCGTCTGACATCTGCGCCGACTTGTAAAACCCACAACCTATTATTGTCAGCTTGGGAGTATAGCCAGCAAGTTGAGAAATGTTTTTTCGGAACCAAACCGAAACTGTCACATCGTCATTCGCTGTTAGCTCGAAAACAATCGGATCCGCAAAGTTGACATGCGCCTCACCCAAGGCAGCATACGGGGTTATTTTCATCTTGATGTTCGAGTTGACCCTCGGCACTGTAGGATGTTCTACAATCTCAACAAGCGTCCAAGCATGAGTCAAAGCCATAGAGTGATATGGGGTCCCGTCGATAGTAGGATTGACTAGCTGCATTTTGCTCAACGAGTTTATTGCCCTGAACTTCCTCTGTTTGAGTGTTCCGCTTCCAGTACTTTGATCGAATACTTTGTTTATCAGAAACTCTGTCAAGATTGGGCTTGAAGGCGTAACATATTTTGTATTTTGCGATATGTACGCAATGCTGCACTCATCCATAGTTTGAGATCCAACCAAATCGATATTGTGATTGATGTTCGGATCGTCAACTCCGTACTCCCCGCTGTGTTCGTAAACGCTACCAACGGAAGCTTGTGGCAAAAACTTCAATCCAATCCCACAGGCGTTGATTTTGTTGTTTATCAAGTAAACGTTGGAACTAGGACAATCCTCAAACTGAATAGCCGCAGTCACCGCAGACCGGATGTCAACATTTTCAACAACCACTTGATATGCGTGCATCGTGTCCAGCAGAACGCCTAAGGTGTGGGCATAGTGTATTAGGCCATTCTTTATTGCGCAATCTTCGATTACTCCGCATTGCGATGACCCGATCGCTGATTCCATCCAGATACCTCTATTAACTTGATAAAACTTGAACCCGTCTATGTGAGCAGCGCCGCCATAATAACCGTACCCATACTCATTGCTCACAACCTCAAACGATCTGCCTGTCGCCCAGATATTGTAGAATCGTGGAACTATACCAACCCCATGATCGCTACCAGTGAACTGTCCAGACGTAGCCGTAACGCCCATTCCGATCAGAGTAAAATTCCTGAACAGCATCCTTTCTTTATCTTCTATCGGGTTGTCAGTTGAAAACTGTCCACCCATATCTAACAGACCGCCATGGTTGCAAATATGAATATCCTCTATTTGATATTCTTCGGGCATAAATCGCCATCCCCGAGCATCGATAAAATCGCCAGTCGGATTAGAGGTGGAATATTGGTGACCAAACGCGGTTACATGCTTCATCACAGGAAAGTAGTAACCTGACCCGCGAGAGAAAAAATCATTTCCAGGCGTGCCTGAATTGTCAAAAAATGTCCAATAGCACTTGAAAAAGTTACCTGTTCCATTCGTAAAATAAAACCAGTAACTTTTTTGGCTTCCAGTAAGGTCTGTCGAGTTGAAGACAATGTTCTTGTCGAGGTGGACGATGAAGTCGCCTGCCTTGTGATCGTAAGTCAAGTCGGCTGTGTAGTGGCTCGCATCTATCTTTGTCAGTTGAACGCGCTCTGGCTTTTCAGTCTGTTGCGCGTAATCAACTCCGACCGCGATCACTACCTCATCACCATCGCTCCAATTGGCTGGTCGGTCCAAGTAGATGTCAACAGTCGATCCCGCGCTCGCGTCTGACAAGAGCATCGCCCTATGGTAGTTGTGGACAATGGAGTAGACCGAAGAACTATCGCACGGATCAGGCATAGGCTGGTTTGCGCTCCAAGAAATTTTTCCTGTCGTATTATCAAAAACAGTGATTTCTCTCTTCTGCCCGACGTTCGTTCCGGCTGTTATCTCCAGCCAAGCACCACGCCACTTGTTCGCAGTGTCCCCAGATCTTCCTGAATCGATGAAGGAAATCTTGTCAGTCGCGGAGTCCACAGTCTGTGATGTGATCGAAGGAGGCGCGTCTTGATGGTAGTTCTCCGCTCCCCAAAATTCAAATGCAGAAGTTCCATCATCATGATTGTCAACTTGTACACGCATCAAATAATCTAACGTGAAATTGATCGTTGCTTTGCGAGTCGCCGGGATCGGACCAACAGACTTGCTTCCAAACAAAGAATCGTCCTCGGTGCCGATAAAGAACCTTCCCGGATACAGAATTCGAATACCTGAGCCATAGATGTTCAAAGTCCAATTGGACGAAGCATCCCCGGCCTCATTGCGCCAAACAAGATTTCCTTGAATGTTCAGTTGCCAGACAGAAAAATAAGACGTGCTTCCATCTCCGATTGTTATATCGCCGTCGATGTAGACTGTATCACCTGACTGAATAATGGCGTTGTCGCCTACCCCTGGAGGCGTCCCACCTGTCCACGTTCCCCCTACAGACCAATCGCCACCGCCAGTTCCATTTGAAGTTATGTCGGCCATGTCTCAACTCCTATGGTTCAACGATGGTCAGTGTGATCGTTCCAATCACCGGCAACTCTCTGGACGCAAGCGCAACATTTGCAGAAGGCACCGCCAGATCCACTCTCGTGATATCCTCATCAGCAACAAAGATCTCATGAATGATTCGAGATATCGGCACGTCCTCTCCAAACTCCCATTCGTAAGTCACCCCGTCGTCTCGCAAAGCTTCTGGCTGGACCACCTGAATCAATCTATTCCTGACCTGCTCGTCCGTAACATCGCCGTAAACCGTAGCTGTGATGTCAATCGACTTCGGAGTAAAATTGACAACTGTAACTTCCTGGTTTGCCACAATTCTTTGTGGCAAAACGGGAGAAGCATACTTGTCACCGTTGAAATATTCTTCCAACGCAGCGATCTGCTCTGCACTTGCCAAGTTTCCACCAGAAGCTACCACGACCAATTCAACAGTCTTCGGACCAAACCCTTCCTCGAATGCCCTTGCTCTGGAAAACGGACTGGCTCCATTGTCATCTGTGTACTGAACGGACATCAATTCAACGTCTTCAGGTCCGACCGCAACATCCTTGGTTCTAAGAGATGCTGGACCAGAAATTTTGGCCTGCGCCAAACTCTCGTCTGTTGCACCTTCAGCCTGAGCCCAACCTGATGCTGGTCGCGGATTGAAAATATCAGACACGTAAGTCAAACCGGTCTGGTCAAGCGTGATCGTGTTCGAACCGACGTTGCCATCTTCGTTTGCCCCCCATCGATAATTGGCTTCGATGTTACCAACTCCTGTCGGTGGAACCTTTCCAGTAGAACCATCACCAAAAACAATGGTAGCTCGATCATCGTCTCCTAGCTTGACCTGATAATGCTTATCGGTCGCTTTGCTCGAAAGAAAATTGTCTACCTCACTCCACAGCTCATCCTCGACATAGACCTCCATGGTATTGTCGATGTAATAATCCTGATTCGTCTCTAGCTCAAAATTGGCAACCCCAGTAGAAGAACCAAGAGGCGCATCCACTTGCAGCCTTCCTTGCGTCATAGAACGTAAAATGTACTGGTCTCCTTGGTCTATTCGAGCATATTGCAAAACAGGTGAAGACGGAGTAGATACCACAACAATTCGATATCTTAGCCAATATCCAAGATAGCTATTGACCGTCGTGGTCTTCCAATTTTCAGTCACCGTTTGAGGCAAATCGAAATCGACATCCCCTTCCACTGTGAGATTTGAAGTGTTATCAGTCACAGTGTCGATAATCTCCCAATCACTTCCGACCGTGTAGTAGGTCTCTGCATCTGTGGTCGGTGACGGCCCACCCGTGTTGTATTTTGGAGAAGTTTGACCGAGATAGCCTGTAGTCGTGACATAGTTGATCCCGCCTCCCCATTGAGACTCTAAATCCTCAAATGCGGTCGTCTCGTTGTACTGAACGCGAATAGCTGTGCCCGGTCTTGGATTCGTTCCAAGATACGAGGTCAAATCGATTATCAATGTTGAGCCGTCAAGCTCTACAGAAGTCGGCGCTGTTTTACGATAATCTCCATCGTAATACTCCCAAACCCCTGTAATTCCTGAAGCCGCAGTAGTTATCCAAATACCAAGCTTATCCCACATCACGTTCTTGTGTCCGAAATACAAAATGTCTTTGACTGCTGGCGTTGCCCAAGGCGTGAAATCGTCACCGGGAGTCACCTGGCTATTTCCCTCTGTAGTGTAATCGGTATAAGCCGTACCCTCATACGCATAGATCGCACCAAGTTGATCTGTACGTTCAATCGTAAGTCCAACTAAATCCTCAAAAAATATTTGAGGCGATTCTTCTGTTGACTCGGTTGCCGTTCTACTGTACTGTGGCACCAATTCAAACGACGCATTGAACACTTTAGTCAACTTCATCACTACGTCTGCCTGCGCTGGAACCGCTGAACTCAAGTCATAATCGATCAACTGCAACATATTTCGAACAGTTTCCTGGAGTTGCGCTGTTGGAAGCGTCGATTCGTTTGCTACTAAATCGATCAAGGTGTTGTTCAAATGACCGACCAACGCTTGCATTCGAAGAAATTGCATAAACGGATCGTAAGCAGACTCGTCCGTATGCTCTGGAACATTCAGTCTTTTGTACTCGATCAACGCATCGAGCAATTCCGCATAGTAAAACGAAGCGAATTGAAAATCGGGGATCGTGATTTCCGTTGACATTCTTGCCTCCTACCGAGTCGTTGCAAAAGTCTTTGCAAAAGTCTTTCGCTCGTCACTTTCAATATCGAGGTACTGGAATTCCAAATTCAGCTCCCCGTCTGCACTTGTCCATTCAACCGTATGCTTCATAAGGCGAAAACGGATATCACGCTCAAATTGCGTAAAAATTGCATCCAACCTTCTCATGATCTTGGCTCGAACCGTGTTGTCGTCTACATCAAAAATCATTCCAGAACCAAGCCCCAACCCCTGTTGGAAAGCATTTTCATTGTCGCAATCTGAAAGCGCCGTCTTGATAATTTGAGTGTTCATCGAATCGCCTTCGTACATCGCAGCGCCTCCATGAGCATCGACCCCTACTGGTATTTTCAATCCTTTCGGCATTCGCTCCTCCTAGAACACCGTACAGGTGTTATTTATCGGCACCGGAGTTGGAGTTGTTGTGTCCAAACCATCTATCGATACAATCACTGCCGATTTGGTTGCAGTGTCAAAAGCAGTAGCAATTTGCGACGCTTTTTGCGCTGCTGTGGTCGAAGGATTGATATCGCTAAAAATCGGAATGAGTAAACCTCTCAGAACATTCGCCGTGACTCCAGATACCACACTGGTTGCTTCAGTCGAAAAAATTGTCGTCCCACCGACGTTCGGACACGGACTAAGATGTACTGGAGGTGTGCCCACGTTGAAAGATGCACCTGTCCAATACTTCACAAATGCGTCATCAAAAGCTTGCGCAGCCATCGTCGGAGTCCCACCCGGGCCGGGCAAGTTCGGAGGTGGTGAAGGAGGATCGCCTGGACCTCCACCAAGATGCTCCTCAAATGAACTTGCTGAAGCACTTGCCAAAGTGTCTCCGCTTGCGTCTTCGGCGTCCAAAGCATATGTATCATAGGCGTCTGTCCAATTCGCTGCTGCCGTTGCGATGTCAGTAGGAAACCCAATGAATTCAACGTGGTCCTGATCAAACATTCGAAGCAACTTGGCTTCCATTTTAGCTTTGTCTAAACTCATTCAGTGTTCACCTTCGTTGATAAGCAATCAGCAGAAGGAATCGGATCGCCTGCAATCGGAGGTCCGCTTGGACCCACCCCGGTTGGATGCTTGTGACCGTCAAACAACGTCTTCCAAGTATCGCCTTTGACGACCGCTTCGGTTGCATTGTCTCCAAGATTCACTTCAGTAGCCGCTAGCACATTGCAAACATCGGCTGTAATGTTCACCTCACCGTCTTTGTTCAACTCCAGCGACACAAAGTCTTCATTCTTGGCCAGCTTCAAAGTGATAAGCTCATCACCTTCTGTGTCGTCAAAAAGAAAAACGTGTCCACGAGGAGTAGCAAAGCCTCTTCGCTTTCCATAATTGGTCTTGAAGTCGTCAGGCACCGGCCTCGGCTGATTCGTCTCCTCACCACCCCAATATCGCTTGCCGCGCCATCGAATTTGGGGATTGTACATTGCTGACTGCATTGCTACTTCGTCTTCATCTGAAGAGACCAATATCTCAATTTCCACAACCTCATCAACATCCGGGATGTAAAACCAAGACCAGTCATGAATAGGATCGATCCAGCCCTCAATCACAATATCCTGGGACTCTTCCAAATACGCACCTACCAAATCAGGACACGAAACACGAATTCTGCCAAGCTGATCCTTGTCTTGATTGTCGGTAACTTGAGCCAAATATTTTTCCCAAATAGCAGGCATTACTTCGTCACCTTTCTAGCAGCAACCTCGCACGTATAGCCTGTGCTAGTATCGAACACATGCCGAACTCTAACAAAATTCCACAACCCATCGTAAAGCGTGCCTAGTCCTTCAAACTTGTGAATCTGCCTTGCCGTCAAATCCTCAACACCGATCAGCATGCCAGAACCAATCACAAAGTCTTGCTTATGTCTTCTAAACCACTGTTCGACCCACTGCTCCATGGAAGCTTTGTCTGTGAACTGCCCTTTATGCATAGCCTTGAAAGAATACTCTCCAATAAAAACCTGTATCTCTTGAGCACTGCCGATTTCACCCTCATTCTCTTCTGTTGCTTTAGTTGGCTTTGTAGACCAGCCATGCTTTTTGCCTTCCACAAAACTAGTTTTCAAAACCTTACCGTTTGGAAGTTTTGTCTGAGCCTGTATTTTTGTGAAATGATTTTTGAAAACCATCTCAGGCTCAAACGAAAGCAGCGTGCTTTCATCCCCTTTGCGATACTTGAAATTATACTGTCTCTCTTGGCTTTTGAGAATTCCTTCTGGGTCTTTGAAATGCAAATGCCAGACGCCATCCTCATCCATATCTACCCAAAAATAATAGCCTGAGATGTTTGCCATGGCTCGAATGAAATCATAATCCGATGCTTTGATTGGTTGCAAAATTTTACTGTCTGGCAATTTCACATCGTCAACATCTGGCTTCAAACCATGACTTCCTGCAATCCCTGAAATCACCGCACCAACTGGAACTCCACCATAATTGACCTTCTTCTCTTTGCCCTTTCCCGATTTTGCTTTGGCATTAGGAGGCGGATCAGGATCTGGTCTCACTTCCATCATGAAATGGTCACGAGTATATGCTGTCACCTCGATGCTAGGCTGGCCGTCTGCTGGAAACGTTGCTCGAACATTGACAATGACCGCACCACCAATGAAAATAAGCTCGCTTCCATATCCAAACCAAACCTTCAACTCATTGCCTGGAAGAAGCATTTTCAAATTGCTTATTTTCTTATCAGGATCGAGGATTTCAACCTTGATCATGTCTACAGCATTTTCAACCGATTCGTACTCAAGCCGTTCAACAAATTGGGTAATGCCGATTGGAAAAATAATATCCTCGACCTCAAGACGAAACCGTGGCGTAGAATACTTCGCCTCGGTCATCGGATCGCTTTCACCGCGTATGCCTTTTGTAAACCTCGCCATGGACTACTCCAAAACAACGTGCGACACTTTGGTTACATTTTTCCGGTCGAAAATTTCCTGCCTCAATCTCTTCTGAACCGTGTCCTTTCTGCCGTATGCTGTTTTGAGAGGTACAGAAGTTTGTGTTACCTTCTCGCCTTCTATTACAGACGCACTAGGCAACTTGATAACATCCCCAATCTGAACGTTTGCTTTTGTTGGATGTCGCTTTCGAATAATATCCCCCATCATAGGGTCGTCATATTCACGATAAGTCAACATCTCGTAATAATCGTTCTGCGCTGCATAATGATATCTTGTCTCTCCAGCCGCTGAATTCTGCGCAAACTCGATACTGTATGGATACCATTCTTTCAACTGAACAGTAAAAGAGACATCCCGCAAAGAGCCTGAAAAAGTAGGCTCTGCATAGGTAATACTAGACAATTGCTCCAAAATACACTGGTCAAGTCTAAGATGCGAGTCGCCAACCCAAAAAGCCAGAATCGGAGGACGTTCTAATTTGGAATCTCTTTCAGTCCACGATTTGAGCATCTGCAATTTCTTGATCGGATCGTTTGTTTTGCCGCCTAACTCGCTGGTCATGAAAAAACGACCTTTGAAAGAAACTACTCTAGCTTGACCGTGAATCCATTGCAGAATTCCATGCTGTCGATTCAAAGCAAACCGCTCTGACCAAACAGCACCCATATTCTCAGTCACGTCTTCTGCAATAAACTGACCCTCGATCTTGTCGTCTGTCTCAAGGTTATACAAAAACCACTGCTTTGGTTTTCCAAAAATCGTAGCCATCCTCTAACCCCTAGTCGTCGAAAGATCAAAACCTTGGAATTCCAAATTGCGCATAGGCTGCCATGGTGTTTTAGAACCGCCAGTCCTTTCCAGAATTTCAATTTTCTGTCGAGCTACAGCCGTTGCCATTTCTTTCTTATCCACACAAAGTGTAGCCTTCACATCGATATTCTGATCGCCTTTGATTTCAGCTTTCAATTCTGGAACAACATCTTTACGCTCTGCTTCGGCTGTTGCCTTTGCACCAAACTGTTCTTTGATCATGTTGATAAACTGGGGACCCATTTCCTTCAAAACTCTCGGATCGAGTTTGGCCAATTGTTCAGGAGTCATCTGTTCAGCAATAGCCGCTGCCCATTGACGTTGCTGTTGCCGACCCATCAACTGAGTGATTTCTCGAATATTTTGCACCTTCAAAAATGTGCCTGCTACTTCAACCGTACCTGCCAAATTAGTTTTTGCTCTAGCTTCTTTCTTTTCAGCAAGGCCAGAGAATTCCATGAATCCGTCTATTGCTTCAGAAACCCATTTGACCATTTGCTTGAGAGCATCCACAACAGCTTTGATGATCACGAGTGTCGCACCCAGAACAACACTCACCACCTTACCAAATCCTTTCCAAAAACCGCTCGCTTGGCCAAGCCCTTCATCAGTATCAGAAACAAAGATTCCGATAATCTCAGAGAACAACTCTCCAATTCCTGTAAAAATCTCACCAATGAGCGTAAATGCATGCTGGAAATTCTCCAAAAAACCATCGATAAAAGGCTTGAGCGCATTGTCCCAAATGTTTTTGAAAAAATCGATTATGCCTCCACCGATTCGTCTGACCGTATCAAACAAATCCTCGCCCTCTTTTCGCAAAAGCATGATCGCTGCAATGACACCCAATACAATGAATCCAGCAGGGCTGAATGCAAACTTCAAAGCAAATCCGACTGCTTTGATCATCGGCAACAAGGAAGATTTCAAAACCCAAGAAAACAAACCCACGCCTAGCACGATAGGAGTTATCGCACCAGCAATCGTCAAAAATTTGATTGCTATTGTCGTCAATTTTCTGACACCCTCGCCACCAAGTTTTTCATTCAACCAATTTGAAAATTCAGACACTGAATCGAGCACACCTTGAAAAGCTTGTTTCATCCAGACAACCGCATCATTTATTCCTAAAGCAATTTGCTGGATTGGAGTCATTTTAAAACCAAGCTTTTCTGTCAATGCAGTGCTTTCTTTCATCGTGAATCCTGCTTTTGCAAACTGCATCGCCATCTCACGAGGACCGCCAACCCCTTTCTCCATAGCCTTTTCCCAAACCGCCATGGCTTTAGGACCAGCAGCCTTCATTCCTTGGACAGCAAATATCACACCGTTGAGACCGCTGTTTTCATCACCAATGAAATCCTTCAATCCATCTTTCATCGGACCCAGCAGACCTTCAAACATCTCAATAGCTGCACCTTGAACAGACGATTTCAATAAGGTTAGCTGCCCAATCACGTTGTCCAAACGAGTCGCTGCCATTTCCTCGGCAGATCCCTTAGCATTCCTCAATTGTTCTTCTAGTTCGGTAAGAGTCAAAGCACCACCTTCGCCTTGACTTTGCAAGCGAGTAAGCATGTTCGTTAGTGGAATGCCGCGTAGACCAAATAACTCAGCAGCAGCGGCAGCACGATCCACAGAACCACCTGTCTTGTTCATTCCCTTTTGCAATTGCAACAGGATATCATTCAATGGGAGCATATTACCAGTCACTGCATCCTTCATGGTAAGTCCCATTCGCTCCATATGAGCAGTGCCCGCCGCTGTCGGCTTGGCCAACTTGAGCAATGCATTTTTCAACGCTGTTCCAGATCGGCCTCCTTGCAAACCTGTGTCTGCAAGCAACCCCAATGCCGCCGCTGTTTCCTCGATATCCATACCCAGATTTCGAGCAGTAGGAGCAGCATTCTTCAGACCTTCTGCCAACTCCTCCATTGTGGTGTTTGTTCTTGCAGAAGTCAGGGCCATTACATCTGCAACCCTGTTTGCTTCGCCCGTATCCAAACCAAACGCTCGAACATTATTCGCAACGATACGTGCAGAATCCGCAAGGCTCATACCTTCAGCAGCAGCAGCATTCATCGTGCCTTCAATCGCACTCATAATGTCATTGGTTTTGAAACCTGCACGAGCTAAATTCTCCATTGCCTCCGCCGACTGTTGTGCTGAGAAAGCCGACTTGATTCCCATTTCCTTAGCTTTAGCAGTCAACTGCTCCATGTCCTCTTGACTAACACCTTTGAGAACAGCTCGAACCCCTGACATCTGATGTTCAAAGCCTGCCGCTGTATCGATCCCCTTTTTCAAAGCAAACGAAACTGGAAGCATGCCCATGCCCGCTGTTCGCATTGCTGCTCCAGCGTTAGACATGGCACTCCCTAAATTTTTAAACCCTTGACCAGCAGCTTTGGCCGTCCTCCCTGCAAACTGGCCTAGCTTTTTCAAAGCGCGAATACTCATATCCACAGCTTTGACAATCGCTCTGCCCATTTTATTTGCAGCCATTACAGCGTTGGTTGCCATTGCAAACGCAAGCTTTTTAACAGAAGACCTGGCCACTATCATTCTAGCAACAAACCGTGTTGTAGCCATTTGGATAGTTGTATCAAGGCGAGTCGCGGATAAATCAATTTCCCCAAATGCCATCTGTGCTTGTTGCATACTTTTTAATGCGTTACGTGCATTAAATGACAGAATTGCACCAATACCGAGCGAGGTTAATGCCACAACAGTTACCTCCCAGATCGAGGCTTACGAGCACCCTTTTTCCATATGTCGGCTTCTGCCTTTAGCTGCTTTCCAAGAAGCTCGCAATATGCCCTCCGATCAATTGGCGACATCCTTTCTATGTGCTCGATAGGAAACCCGCCCTTACTGGCATATGCCAAGAAAAACGCTTCTTCCCTTACTACGTCGAGCGGCGTGATCGGGAAGAAGTCGAGAAAAAAGAATCATAACCCCAGTCTATCATAGTGCCTATTTTTTGATTGCACCTGGGGCAATCGGCACTCAATGCTAAGTCAGGCCCAAATCGATTTTCGTCAATGCTGACCGAGATATTCTCAACATCATATTTTGACATGTCGTCTAGCTCATCCGAACCCAATGCAACAGAATCCCACCCGTGTATTTCGTGAACACTTCCCCGAATGAGCGCGGCCTTTGCCTCGCCTGAATTGAAAGCCCCTGTCGTTACTGGCTCTAGCGAACCCCACCTCGACATTCCCATTTTGAAACCTTCGACTTTTTTATTGCGAAGCTCAAAAGGATCTCTCAAAGTGTAATCCCAAGAAAGAACATCTTCGCCCTCTTGTGCAGGAACTCGCACTTCCACCGTATCAAGTTCCCCAATATACTGAAATTCGTTTGCACAACTAGGACAAGTAAGCTGCATTGACAACTCAGAACCGATAGATCGAATCCTCAACCAAACGTACACATAGTAAACATCCGGCATCCACATTTGACTAACAGCCAACAACCTTTCAGACTCTTTCATTGACTCAAAATCATGGTGCCCAATTTTGGTACACAACTGCGATATGACTATGCTGGCAAACTTTGCTACGTTGTTTTGCCGTTGCTTGTCTCGTATCGCACCCAAAACACGTTCATGCTTCATTGTAAAAGGCCGGGCATCGATATCCCTATACAGAACACCGTCTTTCAGAATTCCAATAGGAAGTCTATCCCCTAGCTCTCCCACAGTTATGATTTTGTAACGTTCGGCTTGTTCCACGGTTTTACCTCCAATTAGTGATCTAGTCACCTTGTTAGGCCACACCGTCAGTGGTTGGTCAATTTAGATCGGTAGTACGTTGTCTACCTGCAAAGTCCATTCGACGTTTGCTTGCTCTCCTTCGTTTGCCATATCCCCTTCAGGCAAAGATCGCTTTGAAGGAAACACACCATCCAAAGTGTAGCTCTTGAATGCTTGTCCACTCAAGCTCTTGTAGATCAACGTGCCGACTTTCTTGTATGTTGGCGCAACTGGATCCTGGCTTTCAGTGTACCACAACTCCATTGCAGCCTGTTCAGCCAAATGGTGCATTGGAAGCATTACAACTACTTCACTCGGTCCTCGATTGCCACCACTCGCTTTGGTTCTGTCTGGCAAATCCACGGTCTGCAATTCATCCTCAATTCCGCTCACTGTGATCGGAGTAAAAGGAGGTAGACCGATGATGATAAGCTCAAACTTGTTGACCGGCATATGGTCAGGCTTAATTTTCCCTTTCATCATTTCCTCCCAATGGCAAGTGCTCCTGTTTATTTATCCAATAAATAGAGCCTTTGACCTATTCCACGGTAACCGCAGCCGTAACCGCCGATGCCGCGCTAGTTGTATGATCCGCGTCTGTCTCTGCGTTGTACTCGGTAAGCAACACGTTGAATGCTGCTACCAGAGCATTCTGGGTCTCTGCTAACGCTTTCAAAACGTCATAGAGATTGTTGAACCCCATTTCATCACTGATTCCGGCCCCACCTTCACCAACAAGCTTTTTCAGTGTTGCAGCCATGTCTTCCTCCGTTTCCAAATAAAGTAAAAATTTTTACCTAAGCCACAGAATCAAAAATTCCCATTTTACCAATTGTGATGATGAACCTCTCCACCGTATCAGCCAAGCGCAAAGTGACTTCTGCGTTGAGATCACCCGCTGCAATGGTTGCATTGGTATTGTTTTCATCATCGATCTTGATTTGAGCAGCATCCTCGAAAGTGTCACCTCTCAATGCTCTCTTTACCCATTCTGGCAAGAAAAAGCTCTTGAGAGAGGCACGAGCCAAATCTTGAGTTTCCTTGTCGTTGATCATGAAAATGATCCAATCGAACGACTCTTCCAAAACTTGCTCGTAATAGCTCATTTGCTCTCGCTGATGAGCCCATTTCCAATTCGGATCGGTCCACAGAGTACGGTCACCCCAAAGGACAAAGTTACCACTCATCTTTTTGACAATGTTGATTCCAAGAGGATTCAGATATTCCTCGTCCAGAATTGCATCGCCCGTGGTCAGCTTCAACACACCAGGCAACGTTGCATCCAGTCCTGCTCCAGCTTTGTGGTAACCGTCATAATCGACCGCTATGCGTGCTTCTCTACCATGAATTTTTCCAGTGAGAGGAACCAATTTCAGCCTACCCTCACCGTTGCCTTCGGGATCTGCGACATATCCGTAGCTAGGAAAAGACACCTTAGCATAATCCGAGCGACCAATCGTGTCGTTGATGTAAGCATCCACTCCAGCTTCGGTCGTAAGCGATGAATCCACTTCGTACCGATACTGATGATTTTTCGCCGCAGCATAAGCAAGACCTGCCTTCTGCACCGCAGTCGCAAAATTTCCTGGGGTTGCGAATTTAATCAAACCAGCATTCTTTCCCTGGATTTGATTGAATGGACTGCCTGAAGTATCCCAAGCTTGCTGCTCATAGTCTGAATCGGCCAGATCCGCGATACCGTCTTTGCCACCACCCATCGGCAATGGAGCCACGACCAAAAAAGTCTCGCCACCTGTCCTTGCTCCAGCATTCGTCATGTCCGAACCAGCGGCAACCGTGATCGAATCATGATCGTTGTCAGTGATTCGATAGAATTCACGCGTTGCATTTGGCTTGTCTGGATACAACGAACCACCGATCAACTCATCGGCAACGAAAGGTTTGTAAATCAAAGTGGCAACATCTGCCGCTTCCCATACCGAAGCGCCTGCCGTGAGCGTAAATGGAGGCACCCATTTGTTCTTGTGATCCGTCTGACTGAATTCTGACCCGACAGTCAAATCACCAAGTGCGCCAAACTTGTCACTGACCACCGCTGCTGTCGTGGCATCAGAGAAAGTCAACGTCAACACTTGAGCAACATGGTCATCCGTTGTCGTTCCAAGAGCAGCCGTGCCGTCCGCATCTCCTGTCGTTGCAGGATCGAATTCATGGATTACCGCTGTGATGGAGGTTGCAGCAATAGCCGAATTCAGACCGTAAAGATTTGCAGGTCGAACATCTGCAACATGAGCACCTGTCCAAAGATCCTCGACTACGATTTGATGGTTCGAGTCGTCATTGTTGATGATGTTGACCCAGTATCGATTTGAAGTAGGATCGGTAGACAGATCCGTGTACTCCAGTTCCAGATCACCATCAACATAGATGTACAGTCCAAATTCCGTCGTCGGATTCTCAATCCCGTCTCTGATCTCGCAAGTCACTTCCTTTGATTCGTTTTCCAAGTACAGATAGTATTGCAAATCTGTGCCTGCACCAAAGTCGGTTGACATCGTTTGGTCAGCCGCTACCGTAACCACTCCAGCAGCAGTGTTTCCAATGATAGGATACCGCGTGCTTGCTACCTCTTCTAGCTCAAGCCAACCACCCTTCCATTCGTCTTTTGTCCAAGAAGTGATTCCGGTAGTCAAAGCCGTTTCAGCGATATCGCCTGAACTCGCTACCTCATTCCAATACCGTTTTGCCTTGCCTGCCCAGCGACCACCATTTTTGGCTTTGATTTTTCCCATCGCGGCCATACTGGTTTTACGAGCATACAACGTGATCTCTGCTTGAACCTCATTACCATCTGTCACTCGAACCAGATACAATCCTCCAGCTCCAGCCGCTGTTTTGAAAAAGTCATAACAGCAATCTGGCAAAAGAGAATCTGCAATGTAACTACCACACTGTTTTTCAAACTGCGTCTTGTTACTGCATTGGATCAGTTCGCCTACCTGACCCTTTTCCAGAATTCCTGCATACCCAACCCAGCCCAGCGCTCCTTTCTCAATGGGCTTATCACCTTCTTTTTCAATAATGGCAGTGCCCGCGCCACGGGTTGGCCCAAATCGTCTTTGCGCCATGATAGTCCTCCTTTACGAGACTGTTAGATCCATATCTCCTTGCAAATTTAACCGCTCAACTGCATAAGCTTCTGCTGCATCCTGTTCAAAAAATAGCACGTTCACAATCCTGCAAGTCATTCTTGCCGAATGCAACTCTTCTTGGTTTGCAGAAGTAGTCATGTCGTATTCGGTAAGAAGCCACAGACGATACTCTTCATCCAACCCCACCGACCTCAATACTTTGTTGTTGGCAAAAAATCGTTTTGTCTCATCAGCTAACCGCAATAAATCGATTCCTTTATCTGTAATCAACCGTATTGAAAATTCCAAATCTCCACGCAAAGGCGATTTGATTTTCCAACCCGAACCAGTATCTTTATTGAAAACAAAGTCTGTTTGCGACTGTTCTGTAGCGTCCAATAAATTGATATCGTCCAAAACTATCACTGGCACTTTTTCGACTTCATAATAATCTTGGCTAGTAGTCACTGCTACTTCCGGCTCCCACAAAAAATTTACATACGCCAAATCATTTTCTGCAATTGTAGTGGAAAGAGTAATCGTTTCTGTCCCTTCGTCATATGACTGATACAGATCGACGAAATGATCAGGATCGTTTGTGTGGTCAAACACACTGTCTATGCTTGCAATATTGTAAGGCGTCTCAATTGGAGCAAGACTGATCGTGTCTGATGTGGAAGTCATTTTTATAAGCATCCTGCCCCTCGGACGAATCTCATCACGTAACATTGGAACCATAGAACGATAAACCAAATCCTCTGTGTGTTCCACATTAGATTCGTACAGAACCTTTATGCGATGCACAAGCGGCGTGTAGCTTACATTGTCAGTCTTGAGATTGATCACAACCTGCAATTTCTTTGACGCTACTGGAAAATTTTCAATGTTGTTCGCAACTTCTGCTTCGGTATTCCAATCTACGACGTTCACTTCCCAGGCCGATCCGTTCCAAAAGAATTCGTCCGTACCATCAGACAGCCGATATGCAAGACTGCCAGTCACTACTAGGTTATATTCTGGAATCGTTTCCACTACCTGAAATCCGATCCATTTTTTTACCGTCAAAGGATTCACTACCCATGTTTTCACGTAGAGATCCGAATCCGTCAAATACAACCCATCTGACTGCTCTTTCAATTGAAGCCAATTCTCATCAGGATTCAGACGAGTATTCGAACCAAGTGTTATCTTGGTTCGATTTTCCTCTTCAAACACAAACTCCTTGATAATTTTCCGAAGTCTCATCATTTACCCTTTAAGTTTTGGCTTCTTTCCACGAGCACTTCTTTTTCGAAATGCCCTAAAAACAGCCATTAGCCATACTTTTTTGGCCGCTTCTTTCACCTTTGGATCTGCAAAAGCTACTGTCATGAAAGGTCTTTTTGGAATCACAATTGTATGTGTGTCTTTTTTGATCGGCCTCCATTTTTTGTATCTCTCCCACAGATGTTGCGCCCTTTCAGAAGTCAAAATCTCTGGACCAGCTTCTCCATCGCTTACTCTTGAAAGAGCCGCGAAAAGCAACCGCATTTTCCTTGTTACCTTTTGCTCTGTTCCATCATGAACAGCCACGGCAACATTGAAATCCTTGTCTGTTCTAAGCACCCCCACAAAAAGAAGATCCCATTTCACCTCTTTGTAAGTAATCGAATTGATCATGTCCCCAAAATCGATAAGAGGTCTTCGACTGCGCTTGATCGCAATCGTCAAAGCATGATTTTCAGGTGGAATTTTTCTTCTTATGACAGCTCGAACCGCTTTGACAACACGATTGCCTGCAATTCGATTTGATTTGGAAACCTGTTTTCTAAGTTCCTCTTGAAACCCCTTTGCATTGAGTGCCCAAGCAAAACCTTTCCAGGCTTTCTTGTCTCTTTTTAAACCAGAACTGGCCATCAAGGACCCCTCGATTGATGAGAAGGTGCCCGGTCAATAAAGTAAGCTTTGATCAATGCAGGACCGCTCTGATCTGGATAGTGTCCAAGCCATTCTAACCTGTTGATGTAAACGTCTGTATCAACATGCCCCATTTTCTTGATCCGATCATTCGGCTGCAAAGTGATACTCGCTGCATCAAGATCCACTTTGCGAAATAACACATACCCTCTTGAACCTTCACCCACTCCCGCTTTTTCATAAGACAATGCTTGTTGCTCAACCCATTTTATTTGCCCTTGCACAGTCTTTTGCACATCTCGACCTACGATTTGGATTTCTTCACGAGCATCCTCATCATAATAGGTTGTAGAGTGATCGACCTGCTCAACAATCACATCCACAGGATGAATAAGACGTGGTAAAACCATTAGTAATAGCTCCAATGTGCAGGCGTCGCTACTCCCAAAGGAGCACGATACAATTTGAAAATGTCAAGGATTTCTGGGTCTTGCGTTATTCCAGTCAACCCTGGTCTTCGAGAAGTAGGCTCGCCACCCGGATAGCCGTACTTGATACTATGCCCATCCGTCTTTTCCTCAAGTACCATCCCGAGCAAACTGGGCGACGAGCCACCTGTGGTCGAGTAGATCGGCGTAGTCAATTTTTCTACCACCAACTTCAACAACGCTCTACTGATCGCTTTTGGAGTCGAGCCATCAGATTCAACATAGCCAAACGTCCCTTTGAATTCTTGATTCTGCCTGCCTTTACGAAATCTCAACCGACCCCATGTGACAGGAGACAAGAAAATATCACGGTCATATTCTGGACCGATAAGCTTCACTCTTGGGTTTCCTCGATCATCAGGCCACTGATTGCCGCTGTAAACCTTGTAAAAAGACGTGTCCAGCTCATCTGTTCTCTCGTTCAATTTCAGATAATCAATCGAAATGATAGGGACTCCAAAATGAATCGTGTCACTGTCATTACCATCGATTTGTAGAATGAGAGTCCTTGCATTGAACCATTGCCGACAAATCCTCTCAAGTATCTGTTGCCACATCTCAATGTAAGCAATCACTTTTGCATCAGGATAATCCGCTTCCAATAAACCCTCATCTCGAACATCATCGACTGAGATATACCAATCCGCGCTTCCACCCGCAGACTGGACCAACACCTCGAAGTCTTCTGCGTCCGATTGATATGGTGCGGCAGCCGAAGATTTCCAACGCCATTTGATTCGATGCGTTCCAATCGGCTGGCCTATGTCCGGCGTGTACCCTTGAGCATTTGTGTTGTCATATGCATAGTAGTGACCAACCGAATACTTGCCTGGAGCAATCGTCACATCTTCCCAGTCGTTCGCATCGCCAGGAGTAGGAAAGACCACATCACCTGGCAACCCTCCAGTGATATCCCAGATCTGAAACCCAACTTCATACATGTCAGTCAAAACACCATTGACCGTAGTAAACCAATTGAGAATGCTTGGCGTGTTCTCTTGTCCTCTAGCAAGTGCAGGCATTACAAAACTCCATTCCAAAAACTCTTTTTAGTCGGCCCTGCTGCCACTTCTAAGGTTGTCTTGAATCCGTTATCTTTCAACCATTTCTTTGCAGCATCTGGAGTCCATTTCGTTTTATCAAACCGCAATGACTGAATCTCACTTGTTCTGTTTGCCCCTTCGCCTTTAATCCCCCAAATGACATCAATCCCAGCAGGAAAATCTTTGGGATGACTTCTACGGAATTCTTTGTACTGACCTGGGTCAGTTTGTCTCGCTGCATGCTCATTTGGAAAAGGCATAATTAAATCCTTTAGTTAAAATGCAAATTACACCTGCAAAGAACATCCGTCCCGCTGCTCTTACTCTGCATCGACTTTCCAATTTCCTTCATGTGCTCAATTAGACCTTCGAGCAAACCGCCATCAGGAGGCGCAACACTTGTGGCGTCTGCCCTGCCATTCGTGTCTGACATTCCAACCCAATTGCCATGAACCGCAGCAGTACCGTCTTTTATCAAGACATCAACAAGACCACTGACCACAACCCAGCAATATTCACCGTCCGCGATTCCGCTTTCGTACATAACACCCATTGGAGAGTATGAGTCTCCAGGAGCCACAGCAACTGCGCTGTCTGTTGACGTGCTTGAAATTAGGACCGTTCCTTTGACCGACGCCGAGCCTGTCTTGTTCAACAGACTAATCGCCAACCCACCCTCGTCCGTAAACTTGATGTTATCATTGCCAGTGACAAGTCCAGTCAGAACGTTCACTTGATCAATCGCTGCATTGATCCGATCAATAACAGTCTGATTGTGGTCGCCGCTCAAGTCCGTTCCTTCGTTGCCTTCTATTCTTTCAAGCGTCATGTCCTCTCCTATGGATACGAATCATCTGGAGAAAATGGCGACCCCTTCACGTTGCTCACACCAGGGACCGGATCAAGCTCTTGATAAAAGCAATTCAACACGTCGCCTGTGATTGGAATCCTATTACTGAACTGAATCTTGTTTACTGCTACCTCAGTCCAGCCAAACTCGTCATCTTCTGGACCGTAAAGCACTCCGTTCCAAATCACACGAATCGACCCAGCCACAAACGAAGTCGGAGTGGTGAACTGTGTCGTCACTCCATTTGGAGTGCCAATCATCGCAACGATCTTGCTTTCGTAAAACTCAGTCATTCAAACCCCTCACAACTCAGCACGACAAATCGGATCATGAATTTCTAAATCATGAATAATGACCCACGTTCGCCGTATGGCTTGAACGATTTCACGCCAACCCCAAATCTCCACGTCTCCGATTTCCATCACGTAGTCAGCGACGTATCCGTTTGGCTCCCAGTAATAAATACGGTATTCACCAGCCTCGTTTAGCCAAATGTCGTGCCTTTCCTGTCTCCAGTAGGACTTTCCACCAATAGGCTCATAGAACTCTTCGCCCTGCTCCTCGTTTACAATCAGATAAACTCCCTCCCACTCTGCAACTTCAAAGGGAAGATCGTCACCGTCATATGGCGGCAAGTATTCTTGTAACGGTCCAACCACCGCAATGCTAGGCCGCACGTCTTCATAAAGTGAGCACTTTGGCACCAGTGAACCGAGGTGCAACTTCACTTCGTCACCGTGCAAAAGGTTGAACACAGCCATATCCACGTCGTACTCGTCGGAAAAATGCGCGTAAACAGCAACCGATTTCTCAACCGGATGCACAACCATGTAAGCTTCGCCTTCGGCAAAGTCACAACCCTCAATATACGGCACATGAGGAAAAGCACTGGCCAAAGGCGCAAACAACAAAACTAGCAATAAAACTAACAGACGCATTACTAAACTCCTATTCCACCACAACATTCTCAATCCCGTATTGCATGTAAGCCCGCATGTGATCCAATGTTGAAAAGTCATCCCGCACCAAAAATTCAATCACTTCCTGGTCGGTGACGATGATGCTGGATTTTTCCGGCTTCAACTGGAAAGTCGTCAATTGCCTACTGTTACCGAAAGGAACCCTTTCTGCTGGGTAGAACTGTCCGAACAAGTCAACGTTTTGTTGTGAATTGATTTTCCAAATCAGCTCGTTCGACACGATATTACCTTGTCTCAACAGAAGCCCATTGGTCAAAGCCGTCAACGTTGCAAACTTGTTGCTGTCCCATCCTGTGTCACTCGATGAAATCACAAGCGCAATCTTGGACACATGGTAACGAGTATTTGCCGGTGCCGCTATTCGGTATTGATAAGGACCGCCCGCGCCTGGTGGAACAAGCTCGATGTCATCAATGAAATATCCCTGGTCAAACGTACCCGTAAACCGCATGGCAAGTTTTTGGACCGTGGCGTCAAGCTCAAAATCACTGATTGGTATCGTCACCTTTTGCCAAACATCAAGATCCATGTTCGACGCCGCATAATTCTCGACAAGAACAGAATTGCCAATTAGATTGTTCGAATCATCCAACCAGCCTACTCTGAAAACTGAACCTCCTGGGAACAACTTGGGTTGCAGCATGAATGTCAACTGAGAAGCTAACGCCCCAATGTTTACTAGCGATCCATTGTCGAAAAATATGTTCGAGTTTGCCGAGATCACCCCTGTGGTCAAACCTCTTGTTCCAGAAAAAGCAGAGCCAACAGATTCAGAACCAATGCCTGATCGGGTCCAATCACCGCCCGTGTCAGCCGCGCCAGTGCCGTTCCAGACAACAACCGGCGTGCCCAAAGCCAGACCGTTCACATTCATCTTTGCGCTGTTGTTATCAGTTCGTCTGAATTCAGAAATTC